ATACGCGAGAGTATAGAAAGACACCTAAAGGCGTTTTAACAAACATGTACGGCAAAATGAAATCAAGGAGGGAGGTTGAATTTTCATTAGAGGATTTTCACAAAAGGTTTCTAGAAGATAAGAAATTTTTAAGGTTGCACTCAGAGTGGCTGAATAGCGGGATGGACAAAATGAAAAAGCCATCTATTGATAGGATATCAAACAAAAAAGGCTATACAGTTGAGAATACGCACATGATTACATGGGCTGAAAATAGGCACAAACAAGTCATGGAGCGGCGATGCAGGAAGGGTGCTGTAATTCAGTATCTAAATGGCGTTGAAGTGGCAAGGTTTAAAAGCCAAAGAGATGCTTGCTTAAAAACTGGAATTTCACAAGGAAACATGTCGTCTCAAATGAACGGTAAAAGAAATCACGTTGAAGGTTTTGTTTTTAAGTTTGAAACTGAATCTTCAAAAAATCAGGAGTTACTAAACCATGGCTAAATGGCTAACAGAAGCAAAAGCAAGCGTCGTACGCTCATCAACGCGCCTTGAGTTATACGGCGCTGTGGAGTGGTGCCTGTCACAGTCGCGCTTCGTGTAGCTGGTCGTTGTACATTATAATACTCCAATAAAAAGCCCCGCTCGCGCAGGGCTGGCAGCTAATTAACCAAAGCCTAAATCGTCATCATCAACAGGCGTTTCTGCACCTAACACAGCTTCAGTTTCTTCAACCTCTTGCTGTGCTGTCTTTACTGGTGCCGCCGCTGGTTTAGGCGCTGCACTTCCGCCAGACACAGCAGAAACCCAGTTGCCTTGGCTAGTTTCGCCGGTCTGTTCGTTTTTGATGGCCCATACGCCAACTTTAATAGCCATCGGCTTACCAGACAGGCACACCATCAGGTCTTGATCTGTTGGCGCACGATTCAGGCGTACCAACTTGCCACCACAGTTGGCATCGATAGCCAGCAGCATCATTTTTGCCTTGTCTGCTTTTTTCGGATCCGCGTCAGAGTGGCGCAGCTTTTGAAAAACTTTACGGCCTTTGTGTTCGCCAGCGAGAATATTCCAGCGCAGTTCGATGTACTGCTCTCCCGTTGTTTGGTTGGTTTTGTTTTCAGCTTCATCAATCGCAGCTTTCAGTTCAGTGTTTGCCGGGATCGGAGGCAAGTTTTCCATCATTGCAAATGAAGTTGTAGCTTGTGCTTTTTGTCCAGTGGATAATGTAAAAAATGACATAGTGTGTGCTCGCTTATTTAATGGTTAATCGTGATTTGCCGTCAACAAGGTTCGCGCCTTGTATCTGCACGCCTTGCTTCAATAGTTTTGCCAGCTCTGTTTTATCCGGCGCAACCGTTACTTTAAAATACTGCTGCGGCAATGTTGCCTCATTAACTTCTACTGACTGCGTAGGCGCTGACAGTGTGATATTAAACAGGCCGTCAATCTTTTTGATTCCTGTCTTTTCCATATTTACCCGCAGGTAATCTTTCATCCGATCAGCTTGTGCCAATCGTGCTTTTTTGCGCTCAGCAAGCCGCTTGGCTTCATCATCGTAAGCTGTTGCTTCTGCTTCAACTTCCCGGATAAATGCAGCAACTTTCTGCGCTTTTTCTTTGAAGTCATCACCTAACAGCTCAAGAGTATCTATCTTTTGCTCGTCCGGGATGTTTTCATCATTCATCAGTTGGCGGATTGGTTCCGCCAGTTCATACAGGCTGATCGACATTTTGCGTCACTCCGTAGTAGTCAATAATTGCGGCATCAACTGCCGCCAGGTCGTTATCAATAAAGTCAGACTCGAACAAACCCATTGGGGTTTTTACGTTGTCTGTGCCGTCGTTCTTAGTGGAAAAAAGATACTGCCCATCGTGCAAGCCAGTTTTTAATACAATGGTAAACATCCCATCCATTGTGATTTTATCGTCTAGCATTTTCCCCAAAGTTTTAATCTTTGCGTTTTGCCCGTATTCGTCTGTATCTGTGTGAGTCAGTAGATAAACCCGAACAGAGTCAGGCGCATCAATCGCAGCCTTGGCAATATTCCAAGCGTTCAGGCCAATCTCAGTAAACTTTTCATAGCCCTTTTCACGCGCTCTGCGCATGAATTCGTTTGCCATTACATATTGGAAATCATCAACAATGACAATTTCTTTGCCGTTCTTGGCAGCGTTTGAGATTGCCAAACAGATGTGATCTGCATTATCAGTAACTGCAATAGTTCCGGTTTTCTCTTTGCCGTTCCATGCTTTCCATTCTGTTGACTTAAAAGGCAGCGGCTTACGCAGCGGTTGAATCAATAAAACTTTTTTCGGGTCAAGGTTGCGCATGCTGGTACTTTTACCAGTACCGCTTTTACCCATCACCACCGTTGAAATTGCCATGTTGTTTTCCTGCTTGCTGATTCGATGAGGCAATTATTACCACACTAAAACAGATTGTCAAACATTTTTTTAAATGCTAAAGTAAACACACAAATTAACAAGAGGTGAAGCATGACTACTTTAAAAGAAATGATTGAGAAGCAAGAGGCAGAACAGCTACAGGCTGCGATTGATTGGGCTGGCGGTCAGACTGTGCTTGCGCAGTTCCTTGGTACATCGCCGCAAACAGTATCAAATTGGGTTGCAAGAGGACGAATCAGCGCCTCAGCAGCAGCTGATTTAGAGAAAAAAACCAGCGGTAAATTTAAAAAATCAGAAATGCGACCAGATGTGAAGGATTGGTATTTATGAGCAATCACATTGACTGCTGGCAAGCCGGATTAAAAATATTCGGCATTTACGGCTTTGACGAAAACGGTTGTCACTGTGGCAATCCAGAGTGCCAAGCCATCGGCAAGCATCCTATGATCCGGAATTGCCAGAATGTGCCTGATTGGTCTGACGAGCAGATAGACACATTCGAGCTAATGGGTCAGTTTGAAAGCGGCTACGGCGTTTTGGTGTCCGGTCTGCTAATTATTGATGTTGACGCAAGGAATGGCGGTATTGAATCGTATAAGCAGCTATGCTACGACACTGAGTTAGATTTCGACGCGCTAGCTGGGTTTATTGTCGCAACTGGCAGCGGTGGCGGTAGCCGTCATATCTACTTTAAGGCTCCGCATGGCGTGGCGCTTAGTCAAACATTGCAGCAATACAAAGGAATTGATTTCAAATCTAGCGGGTATGTGGTTGGTGCCTCATCATTGCATGCCAGCGGCGCAACATACGAGGCAATAAAAGGTCATCCAGATGAAATTATGGATGCGCCAGGGGAATTAATCGCACTGCTTAAAAAGCCAGACCACCACAGGGCAATAGTTCACGGATCATCTGTAGATGTTACCGAGCAGGAGATTAAAGAGATACTCAGTCATGTATCGCCAGATTGTGATTATGAAACTTGGTACAAGTCAGGAATGGCAATTCATCATGCCACTGCTGGCACTGGTCTTTGGATCTTCGATGAGTGGAGTAACAAAAGCGATAAATACCCAGGGCGCTCAGACATTGAAAGAAAATGGCACAGCTTTGGCAAAGCCGCTAATCCGGTAACACTGGCAACACTTATCCATTATGCTGAACTTGGCGGATATACTCAGCCTGTTACTTTTACGCCATCGATTTGCATAGATGAGCCAGTAGGTGATCACCCTTTCAATATTGACAACGTGGACTTGTTACGTCCGCCAGGATTCGTTGGTGAAGTGACAAAGTGGATTGATTCACAATGCCGATACCCACGGCAAAATCTTGCAGTATCGGCAGCAGTTGCAGCAGTCGGGAACGTCATAGGGTTACGCTACACAGACGAAAAAAACGGCACTAATGGCAATCTTTTTGCTTTCTGTGTGGCTGCATCTGCAACCGGTAAAGAGGCAGTGCAGCAAGCGATGGCAGAAGTTCATAGAGCCGCTGGCATTCACGTTGCGACTCATGGAGCCATCAAGTCAGAGCAGGAGATCATCAGGAACCTAATCAGGCATCAGGCTGCTTATTACATTATTGATGAAGTTGGTATTTTTCTTAAAAAGATTGCCA